TTTATTCATTGGATGCTACAGATTCATCCACTTATATTTTCGACCATTGTGACATTACTAAAGATGATGATGTTGTATATAACAGAAATACAGTTCAAAGGATATTAGATGAGACTACCACTCTTGTTGGTCATAATATTTCTCATGACTTACTATGGCTTTGGGAATCAGGATTCGTATATACAGGAAGAGTGTACGACACAATGCTCTCTCAACACATACTTAACAGAGGACTTGGGACAACAGCACTAAATCTTGCAGCAGTTGCTGAACACTACAGGTGTCAAACACTAAAACAAGACACACTAAAAGTGTATTTCAAAAAAGGTTATTCAACCAGGGATATACCTAGAACTGAATTAGAAAACTATCTAAAACATGACTTGGGTGCAACCAAAGAGATATATCAAAAGCAAAGTAAAAAGCTTATTAATAGCACACTTCTACCAGTTGTGCAACTAACAAATGAAGTTGCCTATTGTTTATCTAAGATGTATCAGAATGGTTTTAAGATTGATAAAGATAAACTTAAAGATGTTCGTAAAGAGTTTGAAGATGAGAAGCTGCAATTAGAAACTGACTTACAAAAATATACAAAGTATCTAATGGGTGATACACCTATTAACTTAAATAGTCCTGAACAATTATCTTGGGTATTGTTTAGTCGTAAACCTTTATCTAAAAGTAATTGGTTAAATACTATTAATGATCAACCATATATGGACAACACTGTATTTAAAGTAGCAGTTAAAAAACAATTTAAAACAATATATAAAACAAAAGCAAAACAGTGTACTACATGTAAAGGTAGAGGTTGTGTATTTAAAATAAGAAAAGATGGATCTCGATATAAGAAACCAACTAAGTGTAAAGTTTGTGATGCTAAAGGATTTATTCTTGAAGATACAAAGTTTGTAGCAGGTCTTAAATTTTCACCGTCTAATATAAAATGGGCTAGTGCTAATGGTTTTAAAACTAGTAAGAGTAGTTTAGAAATGTTAAGTAGTGTAGCTCATAAGAAACAAATGACAGAAGCACGGGACTTTTTAGATAGGTTAAAGAGACTGTCTGCTATTACTAGTTACTTATCTAATTTTGTAGATGGCATTGATAATTTTGTAAAAGAAGATTCAATGCTACATGTAAAACTAAATCAACATATAACAACAACTGGTAGGTTTAGTGGTTCTAATCCTAATATGCAAAACATACCTAGAGGATCTACTTTTCCAGTTAAAAAAGTATTTGTATCTAGATTTGAGAACGGACAGATACTAGAAGCTGATTTTGCTCAGTTAGAATTTAGAGTTGCTGCTTATCTTAGTCAAGATGAAACAGCTATTAAAGAAGTAATAGAAGGTTTTGATGTTCATAGTTATACTGCTAAAGTTATTACTGATGCAGGACAGCCTACTACACGGCAAGTAGCTAAGATGCATACATTCGCCCCTTTGTATGGTGCAACTGGCTATGGTAGAACACCTGCCGAAGCTAAATACTATGAACACTTTTTACAAAAGTACAAAGGGATTGCAAGATGGCATAAGGTATTAGCTAATGAAGCTCTAACAAAAGGTGCTATTACTACACCAAGTGGTAGACAGTTTGCTTTTCCAGAATGTACAAGGAGAAAAGATGGAAGTGTTTCTCACTTTACTCAGATTAAAAACTATCCTGTTCAATCATTTGCTACAGCAGATATTGTTCCATTAGTTTTAGTTGAAGTGACAAACAAATTGACACATCTAAAAAGTATTGTGGTAAACTCAGTTCACGATAGTCTTATTATAGATGTTCACTCTAATGAAGTGGATGATATAATAAGTATTGTAAAAGAAGTTGAAGGGAACTTAGTATCTTTGATGAGAACTAGGTGGGGTATAAAGTTTAATGTACCTTTAAAATTAGATATGAAAATAGGTAAAAGTTGGTTAGAACAGACAGAAATATAGGAGAATTATATGTCTACAGAAATAGTTACACTTAATACAGATAAAAATAGTTTCAATCAGTTAGCAACAGCAATGGGTATGACTGCTGATATGGACACTAGAAAATCTAAAAGCAATTTAGCTAGATTAAAAATAGACCATGCAGGTATTGATGGTGAGACTGAAATAAAAGGTAAAAAGAAAACTATCAAGGTAGTAGATCCTGGTATGTATTCTTTAGAGTTACCTGATGGTGATAAGATTTATCAAGAAGATCCAAAGATTAGATTATTCCAACAGAAGTTTATGTATAAAAGATACATAATGGCTAATGGAGATAGCAAAGGCACGTTTGTAAAAACAATCATGGCTAATGACTTAAAATCAGATCTCATTGATAACATTGGAGGTGTTAACTGTGGTAAGCCTAGTGGTTGGATTGAAGACTATCAAGCTTTACCAGAGAGTCAAAAGAACTTAATTAAAAGTATTAAAAGAGTTCGAGTGTTATTTGGTTTGGCTACATTTGATAAAGCTATTGATAGTGAAGGGCTAGATGTTGACCCACAAGAAAGTGTTGCATTTATTTATGAAGTAGATAATCGTGAAGCATTTAAAACATTAGGTACACCTATTGCTCAAATGGCTAAACAGTCTAGATTATTACCACAACATCATATTAAATTAGGTACAGATGAAAGACAGATTGCATCTGGCAATAAATACTTTGTACCAAAAGTAGAATTACTACCTAATATAATTGAGATTACAGAAGATGATCAAGGTACTTTTAAATCTTTTACTGATTGGATAGAAAACTATAACACATGGGTTAATACAAATCATCAAGAATCTATTGATGCTAAAAAGCAACAAGAAACTGATGCATTAGTTAATGAGTTTGTTGAGATTGATGAGTCAGGTAATGTTAACTAATCCTATTGAACTAGCAGTTCATAAACATCTTAATAGTATTACTACTAAAGATAGTATCTTATCTAAAAAAGTAATAAAAAATATTGTTAAAGATATTGAAACTGCACTCAATAAACAGTTTGTTGAAAAAAGGACAGGTGAGTTTAATCTTAGAATGTCTAATATCGGCAGACCTTATTGCCAACTCTGGTTTGATAAAAACAAGCCAGAGTCGGCTCTTCCTCCATCATCTAATTTTATTATTATGATGTTAATTGGTGACATACTTGAGGCTGTATTTAAAGGTTTACTTACAGCCTCAGGTGTTTCATACAAAAATGGAGAACAGATTGAGTTAGATTTAGGTGATGGTTGTAAGATACCAGGAACACCTGACATTATATTTGATACAGGAGTTGCTGATATTAAATCTGCAAGTCCGTGGTCTTATCAAAATAAATTTAAAACATACGATACGTTAGCTGAAAAAGATAGCTTTGGATATATAGCACAATTAGCAGGTTATGCTAAAGCTACTAACACTAAACCAAATGGTTGGTGGGTTATTAATAAAGGTACAGGAGAATTTAAACATGTAGATTCTCCTCAGTTAGATACAGATAAAGTTTTAGCACAAACTAAACAATTGTATAAAGAATTAAAAATAAATAAATTTAGAAGATGTTTTGAAGATGAACCTGAAACCTATCGTAAAAAACCTTCAGGTAATCGTAAGTTAAAACAAGAGTGTTCATGGTGTTCTTATAGACATGCTTGTTGGCCTGGACTTAAAGAGATGCCATCTAGAGTTTCAAAAGCTGAAGTACCTCCGATGGTTTGTTATACAAAAGTTAACTAAATGTTTAATGCAAAGTCTTATGCAGCCTCTAAAAGAAAAGGTTATCGTAGTGGTCTCGAAGTTCAAGTACAACAACAATTAACTAAAGCTAAATTAGATGTAGGTTATGAAACTATAAAAATAGAATGGGAAGATTTAGCTTATAGAAAATACACACCTGATTTTATATTACCTAATGGTGTAATAATAGAAACAAAAGGATTGTTCACACCTACAGATAGACGTAAACATATACTTATACAAAAGCAACATCCAGAATTAGATATAAGATTTATATTTACAAACAGTAATAAAAAACTAAATAAGAAATCTAAAACAACATATGCAAAGTGGTGTGAAAAACATGAATTTTTATATGCTACAAAAGTTATACCAAAAGAATGGTTGAATTGTGATTTAGAAATAGATATACCAGAGTTTATTAATTTTAAAGGGATAAAACATTATGTATGATGAAGGTGAAGAAGTAGAAGAACTTACTATGGAAAGTGCAGCATCTAAATTAAAAGAAGATAGTGTTGCTGTTGTAATAAAACCATCTTTTAAAAATAATAAATGGACAGGTAAAGTGGATTTAAGTGCTTTGATTATGCCAGTAGCTAGATTAGAAGATGCAGAACATGATTTACTTAAAGATACTATGTATGGTTTAGTAACATGTTTTCATTTATTAAATACAGATCAAGACTTTGCTGATAGAGTTAGTGATGAAATGGATAGTATGGCTAGGTCTGGAGAGTTAGAAAACTTAAAGAAAAAGAAAGATATATCTCATATATCGTCATGGACTAAAACTGAAGGTACTGCATAATGAGTTTATACGGAGAGTATTTAGGAAATGTTCGTAAACAAATAGAAGAAGAAACTAAAAAAAATAAAGATATGGTAAATCATCCTGAACATTACAATAAAGGTTCATACGAAACTTATGACGTAATTGTAGATACATTAGGTAAACATGAAGCTATATCATATTGTCAAGGTAATATACTTAAATATATTATGAGAATGTGGAATAAAGATAAGCCTTTACAAGATGCAGAAAAAGCTGAATGGTATTTAAAAGCTATGATAAAGTTGTTAAAAGAAACTAAGGGAGTTAATTGGTAATGGATAAGATAAAAATAAATTTATCTAGGGACAAGTTGCTATCAGAACAAGCAACACAATTGCTAAAAGATTATTACATGATTAAAGGAGAGTCTTCTCCACAAGAGGCTTTTGCTAGAGCAGCACTTGCTTATTGTAATGATGACTATAGATTTGCTCAAAGAATATATAACTATGCTAGTAAACAATGGTTTATGTTTGCTAGTCCAGTACTTAGCAATGCTCCTAGATGGGGTGAGCCATTTAAAGCTTTACCTATTAGTTGTTTTTTAACTTATGTAGGTGATACATTAGAAGATTTAATTGCACATAATACAGAAGTTGCTTGGTTATCTGTTAAAGGTGGTGGGGTTGGAGGTCATTGGTCTGATGTAAGGGCAGTCAGTGATAAAGCTCCAGGTCCAATCCCATTCCTCAAAGTTGTAGATAGTCAAATGACTGCATACAAACAAGGTAAAACTAGAAAGGGAAGCTATGCTGCGTACATGGATATTGATCATCCTGACATTATTGAGTTTATCAATTTTAAGCTGCCTACTGGCGGTGATGCTAATCGTAAGTGTTTCAACTTATTCAATGCTGTTAATGTAACTAATAAATTTATGAAACGACTTGAGGCTGATGAGATAATTGAACTGAAAGATCCTCACACAGGTCTATATAGAGATAGAATTAGAGCCAGAGAATTATGGGAACGTATACTTGAAGCTAGATTTAGGACAGGTTCTCCATATATTAACTTTATTGATACAGCTAATGAAGCATTGCCTGAAGCTTTGAAACAACAAGGTTTAAAGATTCACGGTAGTAATTTATGTAATGAAATTCATTTGCCTACAAATAAAGATAGAACTGCTGTATGTTGTTTATCTTCTGTCAATCTAGAAAAGTATGATGATTGGAGAAGAACTTCTATGATTAGAGATTTAATTCGTTTTCTGGATAATGTACTACAAGCATTTATAGATAATGCACCTAGAGAAATTATTAAAGCTAAGAAGAGTGCTCTTCGAGAACGATCATTAGGGTTGGGGGCTATGGGATTTCATGGGTATTTACAGAAATATAATACACCATTTGAAAGCCCTATAGCTAAGTCATTAAACAAAAGAATATTTAAGTATATAAAAGATGAAGCCTTATTGGAAACAAAGTTACTTGCAACAGAACGTGGTACTCCAGGTGATCTTTTTGGTACCAATGTTCGTAATGCACATCTTCTTGCTGTTGCTCCTAATGCCAATAGCAGTATTATTTGTGGCTGCACTGCTAGTATCGAACCTATTAAATCGAATGCGTATGTGCATAGGACAAGAGCAGGATCACACTTAATTAAAAATAAATATTTAACTGAAATATTAAAGAAGTATAATTCTAATACTGAAAAGATTTGGCAGAGTATTATTATTAATGAAGGCTCTGTACAACACTTAGATTTTTTATCAGATTATGAAAAAGATATATATAAAACAGCTTTTGAAATAGATCAAGCATGGATAATAGAACATGCAGGTGATAGACAAGAATATATATGTCAAGGACAATCAGTTAACTTATTTTTTCCATCAGGCAGTGATAAGAGTTATGTAAACTCTGTTCATATAAAAGCATGGAAACAAAAGTTAAAGGGGCTTTACTATCTTCGTACTAGCTCTGGTAATCAAGCTGAAAAAGTTAGTACACAAGTACAACGAAATGCTTTAAAAGATGCAGAGGAGTGCATAAGCTGTCATGGATAAACGAAAAAAATTTGATTATAAATTATTTAAAGCTAATGATGAGTTAGCTAGAAATATTGGAAAACAATATTGGCAGGACTTAGGGTATCTTTGCTATGATAACCCAGATAAATACGGTCCTGATTTGTGTGTTGATGAAAAAGTAACAGACATTACTGTAACTCAGAATTTTTATTGTGAAATGGAGATTAAACGTGCATGGAAAGGTAAAGATTTTAAATATAAAACTTGCCAAATACCCCATAGAAAAGCAAAGTATTTGGACTTCAATAAGTACGGTAGGACGACACATTTTTTCATCATTAATAATGAACAGGAATTTGCTTTCTTTATTAAAGGAGAAGATGTTGAAGCATCGCCAGTAGTAGAAGTGCCTAATAGGTATGTACCTTCAGGTGAAATGTTTTTTCAAGTACCATTAAACAAGTTAAAATTAATAGAGCTAAAGAAAGATGATAAAGACAACAAAACCAGCAAAGAGTAAAAAAGAAAATAAAGTAGATGTTGATTCGGTAGAAGTAATTCATTGGAGAGATGCTTTATCAGATCATGGATGGAGTGAAACTAGAGAAGCTGAATTAGCAGAAGTAGTATCTGTAGGATTTTTAATAGCAGAAAATAAAAAAGCAGTATGTATTGCAACAACTTGGGCCGAACCAGAAAGTAATGGTCGGATGAATATACCAAAAGGATGGATTACAAAGAGATATAAAGTAGATATAAGGGAAAAAGAGACAGTTTTAACTACTATGACATTGCCAAAAAATAACTTGCAAAACTCGTAGTTTTCTATACAACTATTCCTACCCCCTAATAGATACATCCGTATCTAATATACCCCTTTTAACAACATGGAGATAGAACTATGAGCTTATTGTCACCTTCAAAAACGTACAAGCCCTTTAAATATCCTTGGGCTGTAGACTATGCAATCAAATCAGAGAAGGCTCATTGGGGTGAATGGGAATGTAAGCTACAAGATGATGTAGCACAGTGGCAGTCTGGTAAATTAACTGATGCTGAAAAGAATCATATTACTCAAATACTTAGGTTGTTTACTCAAAGTGATGTAGCTGTAGGTACAAACTACCTGGAGTGCTACATACCTAAGTTTAAAAATAATGAGATAAGAGCTATGCTAACTAGCTTTGCAAACAGAGAGTTTGTACATCAAAGAAGCTATGCATTACTTAATGATACTTTAGGATTACCTGAAGAAGAATACTCTGCTTTCCTAGAGTATGAACAGATGAAAGATAAGATAGACTTTATGACTGATATAGATGCTAACTCTGTAGCAGGTTTAGGTAAAGCTATTGCTAGATCTGTACTTAATGAAGGCATGTCATTATTCTCAGCTTTTGTTATGCTGCTTAACTATCAGAGATACGGTAAAATGAAGGGCATGTGTGAGATTGTAGAGTGGTCTGTAAGGGACGAAACAATGCATTGTGAGGGTATGGTTAGGTTATTCAGAGAGTACTGTGAGGAGCACCCTAGAGTCGTTAATGATGCCTTTAAGAAAGATATATATCAAATGTTTAGAGATGCTGTAGATTTAGAAGATGCTGTGGTAGATGCTGCCTTCGAGATGGGTAGTGTACATGGGCTGAAATCTAAGGATGTTAAACAATATATGAGATATTTAGCAGATAGGAGACTTATACAACTAGGATTAAAAGGTAACTTCAAAGTCAAAGACAACCCATTAGAGTGGTTAGATTGGATAGTTAGTGGAGATACTTTAAAGAACTTCTTTGAAGGGGTAGTTACTGATTACAATGCATCTGGTATGACAGGTGATTGGGGTTGGGGTGAACCAGTTAAGAAAGAAGAAAGGATAGCTGCATAGTTTATAATGTTGATAAATAAAAAATATAATATTATTTATGCTGACCCGCCTTGGTCATACAGAGATAAAGCTACTTCAGGTAATAGAGGAGCTAATTTTAAATACAAAGTACAAGATCATAGGTGGATTTGTAACCTACCAGTTAAAGATATAAGTGAAGAAAATTGTATTTTATTTATATGGATTACTATGCCTAAACTAAATGACATAATGGAAGTAATTAATTCTTGGGGTTTTTCATACAAGACTTGTGCATTTACTTGGATAAAAAGAAATAAACTACAACCTAGTTGGTTTTGGGGTATGGGTAATTGGACAAGGGCTAATCCAGAACTGTGTTTACTAGCAACAAAAGGCAAACCTAAAAGAGTTAGTGCTAGTGTACATAGTGTAGTAGACACACCTATTGAAAAACATAGCAAGAAACCAAATGTTGTTAAGGATAGGATAGTTCAATTGTGTGGAGATTTACCTAGAATAGAATTGTTTGCTAGACAAAAAACAAAAGGTTGGGATGTATGGGGGAATGAAGTATGATAATACTATTGATAGCACTACTATTTAATCCTGT